GACAAATCCGAATTTAGCATATAAATTATTATCTATTGATCCTGCATTATCACTCATATCATCTAATACTAAATACATCAATTCAGGATAATTTAAATATATTTTTGCGATAAAAAGTAATAATAATAAATAACTGAACCCACGTCCTTGAAAAACAGGATTTATTTCTATATAACTAATAGATAATGCATCAACCTCAATAAATTGTTCTGATCTTAATAAATTTGTACCAGAAACTTTTTGTTCTTTAATGATTGAACCATTTATTGAACCAACATCAATTTCTCTTCCACTATTAATTTGTTTTTTGAGCGTTATTACAATTCCGGAATCATCAATTCTTTCATCAATTCTATAATTATTAGTGGTTAAAAAATGAGTTATTCTTCGTGAAATATTGATAAAGAATTGTTCAGTTGTTTCCTCAGATGACATTTTCTATATATATATACTAAACAAAATAGTCTTTCGGTATAAAATGAAAGGAAACTTCAAGGTTTGCCTATTTCAAGGCATGTAAATTTTGATTTGATAATTCAGTTTCCCATTCTATAATTGTTTTGCCTTGTATTTCTTCTTTTTTCAATTACAATTGAATTTTTGAATATTTCCTTTTCTTGGTTTCTTTTCTTAATAAAATTGAAATACAATAAATAGTATAAAATATATTCTAACTAAAAAATTAAATATGAATAATAATACAATTTTGATTCAAAATCGGTTAATAAAAAAAGAACTTTTACAATATGCAATGACAAACGACTTAGATAACCTAAAAAGGGTATATTATGAAAATAACAATAAATTGGGTAGTTATGGTGGATGGATGTTATTGGCTGAGTTATTTTATTATTCTTGTGAAATAATGTCTATTGAATTATTAGATACATTGTATTATATAGATGATAAATTAGATATTGCAATAAAATTAGACAATAATCCAAGTATGTTTTATAAAAGTATTATTACTCAAAATATATTATTTTATAATTATTTAATATCATACAAAGGACCATTATGTGTTTTACAAAAAAATCTTAAAAAATTGGGTATATTTATTATACAAGAAAGAATTCAATTTACTTTAATTTTACAATTACTAAACGATGATGATATTACTGAATTAATCCAAACTTTAACAGAATATGTAATTATACAATATTATAAAAATAAAAATTGTGAAAATAAAATAACCTATGAAAATAGTGACTTTATAGAATATGAATATGAAACATATTGTTATTGTAATTATGAGTGTCAATGTAATACAATAGTAAAAGAACTCATTCCTATTTGTATTAAAGATAAACAATATATTGATTTTATAAAAAATATAAAAATTAACCAAGTTAGCACTTGTACTTAAAATATTCCAAGGAACTTTAACATATTTATATTTTACATTTTTAGCGGTCTGTAATGGGCGTTTGAAATGTGCAAAGGTGTAATAATTTATCATAATACATGTTTATATCTAAATTTCACTTATACTTTCTTCAATAATACTATCAACATTTTGTTGTTGTTGTTTTTGTTCTGCAAAACTAGGAGTAAGTGTGCTTGTATATTCATATAGTTTTTCATTTATCATAGTAATTTGTTCTCTCATAGTTTCTTGTTTATTGTTTAATTCGTCAACTTTTTTTTTTAAATTTTCAAGTTCTATAAAAAGTGTATTATTATGGTAATTTGTATCAGGTTTACTAGTAGATTCGGGAAATGAAATAGTATTACTTTTACGTTTAAGTTTTGAAAGTAATGAATTATCATATGCTAATGATGGTTGTAAAGGTGTAGGTGTTAGATCAATTTTTTGAATATGTGTCTCTATTTCGTCTCCTATTTTGATATGTTTGATAGGTTGCAAAATGACATCTTGAATTTGTGGTGTTTGAAGTTGTAGAACTTGGGATAGAGGTTTGAATTTATTTTCATCAGAAAAGTTTAAAATGTTTTGACTTTTATTGAGAGAATCAGACAAAGGAATAAAATTTGTGTTATCAGATTTAATCCATTTATTGCCTTCTTCTATATTATTATTTCTATGTATTTTTTCAATATCATAATTTCTCTCTGCGATAGTTTGAGAGATTAGTTTTTCCATTTCATTAATAGGTTTGTCTACTATGTCATCAGAAAATTTAGGTGCTTGAGGAATGGGTACTAGCATAGCATTTGAAAACTCTTTTTGTTTTAACGCAAAGTTGTTATCAAAGATAGTTCTTTTTTGTTTTTGTAACTCTTGGTGCGTAAAAATATCATTATCTAATAACATATTTTTATTAGGTGCTACATTGTTTTTTGGAACTGCATAATTGTTTATTGTAATTTCAGAAACAGTAGAAACAGCCGGTTGTAAACTAATTTGTGTTTTATTTTCTCTCTTTTTATTAAAGTTAGTATTTGTAAAAGTTTGACAAATTTGTGAAATAAAATTTTTATTCATAGAAATCAAATCTTGAGAAGAATGTTTCTCTCTTTCGTAAAAATTAAGAAGCTCTTTGGTAAAATATTGTTTAGTTTGTGTCATTTCAAAAGCATTATTTGTTTGTATTATATTTTCGTCAATAATAACTTCCCAAAGTATATCAATATTATCATTTGAAATAAATGACATAAAATATATAAATAATATGTATATGTATTTATATGTTTTTACACCTTTTAACATTTCAAATGCTAATTTTTAAGTGCTAATCTTCAAGTGCTAATTTTATAAATTTATCAATATTATTACTACACAATATGCGTGTGAATCTGTTTATTTTATCATCATCCCAATACCACCATTTAATTTGTAATAGTTTTTCTATTTGTTCTTGTGAAAATCTATATTTGATTAACTTTGCTGGATTTCCACCGACTAAACTGTATGGTTCTATATCTTTAACAACGTGACTATTGTTTGCGATTACAACTCCATCACAAATAGTAACGCCTGACTACCATATGTATATTTTCCGTACGACATATATTATATAAAAATAATATGTTGTTATTTCAATAAATAAACGCGGTATTTACAATGTGAAAAAGTGTAATAAAAACTAACAAACTTCAATAAATTATAAATCACTATTAAAATAAATTTTACGGAATTTAGAGATGTATTCATCTTTTAATATGTGTGTTTTTAAATAATGTTCTGTTATATTGTCTTCCAACATATGCACAATAAAATAAATACTATATATTCCACATTCAGTATTTCCATATTGATGTTCTACAGGATAATTTTGGTCAAAATGGAAATGTATTGACTTAGGTTTCAATTCTAATCCTTGTTTAATAATGCGATTAACAAATGTAATGATTTCATTAGGACAACGATTTCCAGCGCTATCAAAAAAGAAAATTTTACTTTTTTTAATGTTAATGAATAAACTTATCCAGTGTTCTCCTCCTTTGTTATGCGGATCAGTATTAAAAATGATACCTATTTTAGTTTTTCCACTTTTAATTTGATTTTCCAAGTTAAAATGACATAACTCATTCCAAACACATTTTCCGTACATTTGTTTACTGTCAAAGTCAATAGGAGAAGGTCCAATAAATTCAAAACATTTATATGCATGTTCGTATTGTTTCATAACACTTAAAATATCAACGCTTGATAACCATTCATTCGGGTTTTTTTTCCATTTATCAGGTGCTTTTGGTGCAAATGATGTATTTATTTCGTCGTTATAATTCAATTTGCCTTTAACAAACTCTTGTTTTAACCAACAAGATTCTTTGTTACATACATTTTTTAAATGTAATTTTAAGAAAATCCATATTTTATAAGTATTATTTGTTTTAATTACTTCATCAGGATGTCTTATGTTCCACAAGTCTTTCAATCTTAACAATGTGGTTTTCTCTAAACATGTGAACTTATTTTTTTTTGTCAAAGGACTACATTTTAATTTTATCATTTTAAATGTTTTGGTTTTATTTGCTTTTGTAGATTTATTTGCTTTTGTAGATTTATTTGCTTTTGTAGATTTATTTGCTTTTGTAGATTTATTTGCTTTTGTAGATTTATTTGCTTTAATTTTATTCTTCAACGTTTCACGTTTCATATATATAGTTTATATTTTATTTTTATTATCTCTATGCTATAAACTATATATTACAAGTTGTATCTTATTAAGGGTTGATTACGTTTTCTGAATTAGGTAGTCCTTTGTTTTTTAAATTTGGATCTTTTAAATTTATTTTTTTTTTTGTATGAAAAGGTAATGTATCTTTATTTTTTTGAAAAATAGTTCTTTTAACAAATTTTTCTAATGAGTTTGGAACATAAGTAGAAACCTTTTTATAAAGTAGTTTATCTGCTTGTTCTTTAGAAACAAATTCATCGTATTCATTTTCATTTTCATTTTCTAAACTAGGATTATTTAGAGAAAGATCGACGTATTCCTCTTGGCAAATATCAGTTTTGTCTAAATTTTTAAAATATCTAATACATGAATTGATGTATAACTCAAAATTTTGTAATACATCTTTAGATTCACAATCAGTATTATCATCATTTAATAAAACTTTAGTTAAATTATGAATGCGTTTTTTGTAAAACTTTCTATCTTTTTTATTTTTTTTATTTGAAACATTTTTACTTTCTGCATATTTTGCTTGAAACTTTTCATTTGTTAAACATTCTA